ACCTGACCGCGTCTACCTCCACGGCGGCAAAACATTGCTTTCCCTTTCAAATTGGTGCAAACGTAATGCTCGCTCCGGCAAGACTTTCACTTGCGATTTCACCGCCTACGACCAGTCTTGCAAAGCAGAAACTTTGGCCTTCGAACTCGTCCTCATGGACTGGGCCCACATCCCCCGCGAACTTTCTGAACTTTACTACGACATTAAAGTCGGCATGTATTTGGACCGGGGCTGGTACAAAATCCCCAGCGCCATCATGCGCTTTACAGGCGAGTTCTGCACCTACGACTTCAACACTTTCTGGAACATTTGTTACATGGCTACCCGCTACAACATTCGCAACGACACTGCTTGCTGCTTCTCCGGCGATGATTCCTTGTTTTTCCAGATTCTGAAGGAACGCGACACTTGGATTTTCTACGAGGCTTATTTTTCCCTCATCGGGAAAACCTTCATCACTGACGTTCCGGAGTTCTGCGGCTGGTGGCTCACTCCTGTTGGTTGCGTCCGCAACCCCATCCTCTTAGCGCTTCGAATTGCTCAATACGAAGCTTTGCATCGAGTCCATAATGTTCTGGATTCCTACTTTCTTGAAGCCCTCTTCGCCTACGAAATTGGAGATGCTCTGTGGTTCTACCTTCCTTCCTCAGCTCTCGAAGCGCAACGCTTCGTGATTGATTACTGCTTCAAACATTCTCGTCTGGTTCCTCATCTCTATCTCACTACTAAAGGGGCCAAATTGGATTTCTTTTCTCTCCCTGTTGACACTCCTCTCTTGAATATGCCTCGTCGTTGGCTTTTGGCTCTCAGCGCCCAAGTCGACTTAAAACAATTTCTCCCTTACGATTCTCCTGTATAAGCCTTATTGTTACGTCTCCTATTTATTTTGATTCTCTTGTTTTCATCTCTCTTTTTTCAAACAATGGCTACTGACTCTAACAACACTACCGTCTCCACTTCTGCTCTTACCAATGCCAAAATCCTCAACCTTGACTCTGTGCCGGTTTGCATTGTCGTTGAGGTCACTCCAGGCATGACCTGGTCCGCTTCAAAACTCTCTTCTTACCCTGGTGTGTACAACCGCACCAGAGGTCGGGCTGCCGCCCAAATTCTTGGACCAATTAAAATTGAGGTCATCCAGACGACTTCCGAGGACAATATCGTCTGTGCCGTTGCTATCTTGCCAGCCGACATTCCTTCCGACGCCCCCACTACTATGGAGGAGCTTCTTCACTACAATGCCTGCATTGTTAGCGATAAGAAGTACGCCCCCCGGCAGTCCGGGACTCTTAGTCTCGATGACTTCGTTCCCGGAACCTCTTCCGTCATTCTTGGCGCCACCACTTCTCAGCTCGCTGGCAATCCCCCCGTCCTTTACATCGAATGCCTTGGCTCCCAAGGAGCTAAAGGTCTTCTTCGCCTTTCGTTTGACGTCAGCCTTTCAGGCTACGATTGGCTCTCCATTCACAAGAAGATCTAGGACGTCCCGCCTCGCAACTCAGGCGCTGCGCCACCGCCTGCTCTCGTTGCGACTGGAGGGACTCCTGAAGGCGCTCTTTCCTCCCCTCCCACCACTCCTCAAAATCGTCGACGCGCTCGTGTCGTTCCACGCCGGCCCGCTTCTCCGTCTCCACAACGGGCTCCTTCTCCTCCCTTAATGCCGGACTCTCCTCCATCTTCATCCGCCGAAGTCCAGCAAGAAGCCCCTCCTCCGGACTCTCCTCCTCCGGAAACTTCCGATTTCAATTCTTCGCAGGCCGAATTCATCAATCTCTTCGTCCGTCGCAACGTCGGCCAGCTTTCCACTGACCTCAAGAAATCCACTCTCTTTCAAGCTCAGAGTGGAATTCCTGACGGCTTTTACAGTTGGAAACCTGTTTCCGGAGTGCTGGCATGGTTCGAGACCAATCGCTGGATTCACGTTGCTACTTTGATCTCTGTGCAACCTGAGGACTCGCCGGCGGATGAACTTTTCTTCAAACTTGGCTGAATATATTCGATTAGTCTTGAGTTTCTTTTTATCTCTCAATGTACTTCTAGCGCGACTTAACTGCGTTTTTT